TCAAGTCAGGGATCAAGTCTATGAAGGATTGGAAGCATGAAGCAAGCCAGGACTCAAGTCAAGTATCAAGTCTATAGTCAAGTCTGGGATCAAGTCAGGATTCAAGTCGAGAATCAAGTCTGGGATCAAGTCAGGATTCAAGTCTTGGATCAAGTCTTGGATCAAGTCTGGCAACAAGTCAATAAAAGCTCAGAAGCAATAGTAGATATGAGCACAAATGAAATCAATAATTAAAACTCTAAAATTTAAACCCAGTATAGAGTGTTCCAGACAAGTTGATAAGCTTGTAAATGCAAAATATCAGAATATAATTACAACTCATACATATCAAAATATAAATGAATATGTGACGCTTATAAAACTTGAAGTTTTTTATAAAAGTCATGAAGAAAATTAAAGATTATATCTATAGAGAAAATGATGATATGGTATATGAACTTGTAAGAAATATGTATTGGAAACTATATGAACGAGTGTAAAAGATTGTACTAGAATGGATTGTAGAGATAGAGGATGTATTGCTCCAGTGACTAATGAAAAAGATAAGTTGATTACAGATATCAAGGATAAGATTAGTAAGCTTGAGGAAGCAGAACGACTTATTGATCGAGCTAAAGCACTACTAGCAATGGATAAAGCAAAGCTAAAGGAAGTCTGTAATGGCTCCTGTGTTCATTTAGTCAGAAAAGAAGAATACTATCCTGGTGGTTATCTGGATAAATCCATGACTGAATATATTGATACATGTTCAATATGTGGATATTACAAAGTAATTAAAACAGAATATGGATCCTATGGATAAAAATAAAGCCCTGGTTTATTCCAGGGCTTTTTACTTATTTTTCTATTAATGAATTTAAAAATATATCTGTGGTTTTTTTCCAACACCATTTTTTACTACCATCATGTACTGTTTTTCTTGGTATAGATAAACAATTATCAATAGCAATATTAAGATCATTATGTAAAAATCCGGTAATACCCTGCTCTATAATATCCTTAGGTGCTTGAACTGGATAAGCTGCTATTGGTGTACCTGTTGACATACTTTCAATCATAACCATACCAAATGTATCGGTAATACTAGTAAAGACAAAACAATCAGCCATTTTATACTGTTCCGCTAGTTCTTTTCCTTTTAATTCACCTAAAAAAATAACATCAGGATATTGTTTTCTCAGTCGATTTAATTCTGGTCCATCACCTACACATATTAACTTATATTGGTTTGTTTTTGATAAGTTGCAAAAAGCATCTATATTTTTTTCCTTACTGATTCTACCAACTGTTAGAAGTGTAGGTTTATCAGTTAGTGTATGATCATTGAAGGAAAAAAGATCTTTATCAGTACCACGGGTCCATATTTTTAAATTTTTCCACCCTTTTAATTCTAATTCAGTTGCAATAGATTTTGTATTTACCAATACTGAATAGCTATATTTATGAAACCATTTCATATATTTCATACCAATATTTGGCTTTATTTTTAGTGTTTTTGCCAAGTATTCATCCCAACGAGTGTGAGAACTCGTTGTATAATTCCATCCATGTTTCCTGAATATGGATCTGGCAGTTAGTCCAAGCAAACCTTCTGTGCAAATATGTAAGTGTGTTGGATTATATGATTTTATATAATTTTCAAGTTTCCATAAATTAATAGGTAGTCTTGCTCCAGGATAAACCATAGCAGGTATATTATAAAATTGATAAGGTGTAATGTGATTTACATTTATATTGTCACGTGAAAATAATTCATTTTTAAGATAATTGAAAGTTGTTACTACACCATTTACCTGATTTGGCATATTATCATCTATTATAATCAATCTCATTTGATGCCCCATGTTGATGTTACCTTCATATCATTAATATTAGTATCCCATACTAATAATTCCCATGTACCATCATGATTTTCAACTAAAGCGCTAATAGTCTCACACCAATCACCTGTATTAAAATATACAAATCCATCTTCATCAATCTTTATTGTTGGAGTATGTATATGACCACATATTACACCATGATATGCTTCATCTCGAGCATATTTTATTAAATTATATTCATAATTTATTATAAACGCCATTGCTTGTTTAGTATTTGTTTTTAAAAAACTACTAAAACTCCAATAATCTTTACCAAGTATTCGGCGTAAATTATTTAAACCGGTGTTTAACCATAACACAAATGTATGTGCTTTATCACCCAAATGACTTAACCATTTATGATGTCGAACAATACCATCAAACATGTCCCCATGTGTAACAAGGAATCTTTGGTTATTAACTGTGTAATGATCAAAACTATTTGCCACAATTATATTTCCAAATATATTCATATCTGATATCCAGGTCCTAAAATATTCATCATGATTGCCTAAGATATAGTATATTTTTGTACCTCTTTTAGATGAAGTAAGAAATCTTCTTATTACATTACTATGGGATTGTGGCCAATATCTACTATCTTTAAGTTTCCATAAATCAAATATATCACCTACCAAATATAAATTTTGACAAGTATTTACTTTTAAAAATTGTGTTAATAAATCTGCCTGACATGCTCTACTACCAAGGTGTATATCACTGATAAAAATGCTTCTATATTTATTATTTAACATAATATCTTATCACTACTGGCATGTAAATATATCTTTCATCTGTTGCATATATTGTTCTCTTGACTTAATAAAAACTAATGGATCATCATGATCTACTGCCATAAGTATGACAATATTTGGTGTAATAATGCCGGTCCGTTCCTCAAGCATCATTGAATAACATGTGGCTTGTAGGAAATATGATAATATATCACTATCGGTCTTGATACGCTTGGAAGTCTTAAAGTCAATAATAGATGGTATAGCATCAAATGAAGCAATAAGATCAACTCGACCAGCAGTGTTTAACGTGTTGGACCATAGTGCACCTTCAATACATTTTACATCAGTGACTCTAGAATCAAGTATTGGTCTAAGTGTCTCAAATGTAGCAATATTAACTGGCATTGCACCAGTTGTATAGTCATCTCTATCTAGTAAATACTTTTCGGCTAAATCATGTATGGCGGAACCACGACGAGTTGCTATAGTAGATATTCTATTAGCTTCTTCTTCACCAACACGAGCTCTCCATATTTCTAATCCAGACTTATCTAATTTACGACCAAGTACTGTAGTAACCGACGGTAGATCACCTTCGGGTGTATGATAGTATCTACCTTCTGATGTTGTAGTTGCCTCAATGGACGGTAGTTCTAATAGTTGTGGGCGGAAGTACCGCCCACGTTTAGCTTGTTTAGATTTTAGACTTGCAAAGTTCACGTTGATATACCTAACCTATCTTTTTCAATAATATAATCACGAACCAAATCACTTCTTAAAATATCATTCTTGTTAAATTCAATAAATCTAAATGATTTTATATTTCTAATAATTTTAATAAATTGAGTAACACCATATCTATCTTTATCATTAGTAAAGTCTGACTGAGTAAAATCACCCGAGAATATAATTTTACAATTTTTTCCTACTCGAGTAACAACTGAATCCAATTCATGTAATGTTGCATTCTGGCATTCGTCCATAATGACTATACAATCATTTAATGTAGTACCACGAATAAATGATGTTGACATGAACTCAATCATATTTTTACTTTTTAGATATTCATAAGCATCGCTACGACCAAATAACTCTGAACAAATTGCATAATAAGGTGCTTCATAGACTTTAGCCTTTTCCTTATTAGTCCCAGGTAAAAATCCTACGTCCCTCACAGGCACAATGGAACGAACAATATATATTTTTTTATATTCTGTCTCAGAATTTAATATTTGATTGAGCGCTAGATATAACGAAATATATGATTTGCCAGTACCAGCTATACCATGCAGCATTAGATTTTTATTATTTCTATAAGCTTCAAATGTAAGTTTTTGGTTTTCTGTCAGAGGTATAACTTCACGGAGAGTAAAGTTTAATTTCTCTGCAACTCCCTCTCCATTCTGTTTTTGTAGTCTTCTCTCTTTACGTGATGGTCTTTTTTTAGGTGGTGCTGACATGTATAACCTTTATTTTGTTATATGTCCAGGCACTACTTAAAAAGTATTTACACTACTCTTAGTCATTCCACGAGAATGATGTTTCTTGATTTCTTTTAGTCTATCTCGAAAAGCATCATCAGGCTTTTTTAAACCCAGTCTAATAGAATCACCCAGAGCAGGAGCACCATGGACAAGTTGAGTCATGTGTGGATTATCTTCTAGATACTTGCCCCTCTCTGTTATTGACATAAAGAGCTCTTGCTCTTCACCAGTATTTAGGTCTTTAAACAAATAAGTAGGCATTATTCTTCCTCATCCATGTTTAATAACTGATCTATATTCTTTGATCGAATTAGATTCTTTAATTTCTTTTCTTTACGACGTTCTTGATTTGATTTATAATCAGTCCCATAATCTTCATTGTCTTCTTCATCGTACCAGCTACGACCATTCTTTTTGGGTTTTGACTTGCTCATCAATATAGACCTGGAAATGCCTCTAATACAACGTCGGATGTGACGCCTGGATATGGAATATGTTTGTCTTTAACGGATGCTAGTAGCTTAGCATCTTTTGGATCAAGAGTCTCTAACAATTCAATAAAGAGAAACTCTCGTCTGGTCTGCTTTAGATTAGGATTACCACCCTCAACAAATAGATAAAACTTTCTAAACTCTCGAAGTAATGCATTATGCTGATCAGGTAGATCATTTGGTTTATATGGCGGTTCACCCTCGGGTAATAGCCATACAATATTGGGATCAAAAGCACCCTGTAAAATGGCTCGAAGCGCAGGTGAATCATTCTCTTGTAACATTCTGATACGATCTGCTCTACTAGTCATGCCTGAAGTACGCTCTAGTACTTCTGCTACACCGAGTCTCATATAAAGACTCCGTTAGACAAACTCATTCATATTCTCCATGAGGTTCTTGAGTCGGTTGCTGATAAAATAGTTCATTAGATTTGGATTAGTCTTCTTATCCTGCTGTGCTGTGTAACTGTCAATGATTTGCTTATAAACAACATCAGGAATCATATTTAGGTCAATAAGCTGTTGATTCCGCTTATAGTTCCTAAGTTGTGTAAGTGAATCACAAAATTCTTCGGGGTTTTTATTTACCCAAGAGTCTAGTTTCTTTTGTGTGATTGGCTTTTGACGAACACCAGTAACTAGACAATTATCATCCGATAGAAAATTTGGAATACCATCACCAGAATCACCCTTGATAATATGTTCCTTTAGAAACTTATCAGGATCATTACATGTCACAAACTTCTTCATGACTGGATTATACTGCTTGACATTCATAAAGCGTTGAAGCTGCTGGAAATCCTTATCACCACTTAGAATAAGGATCTTTTCATTTGTATTACCATACTCACGACAAAGAGTAGCAATCACATCATCTGCTTCTGCTGTGTCAGTACGAATTGTTGTATAGGGAAAATATTCTGTAATTTCATCACGAATCTTATTGAGGCATTCAAAGATTGCTTTCCAATCAAGTTCTGATGCAGCCTGTGACTTCTTACGGTTAGCCTTATAATATGGGAATAGTTGACGGCGCCAATAATTGGTTGAATCACAAGCAATAACCATCTTACCATATTCGGCGCCAAACTTAGTCTTATACATACGGATAGAATTTAATACCATATGTCGGCACATATTTTCATCAACTTGTGCATTTGTATGGTTGCCCAGTTGCACCATAATATTAGACAGCATCACCTGGGAATAATCCATAATAAGAATAACACTTACTCCTTGTCTGATTTATTATCTTTGGGTGTAATAATGATTTTTACTTTGTCTGATACTTCCAGACCATCATCAGTATGTACAAATAAGTTATCAGCAATCATTTGTAGTGGATGGTCAATACCTCTAATCAAACAAAGTAATGATCTAATAGACTCAACAACCATTGCAGAATGCTTCATCACTTCATCATCATCTTCGTCTGGTGCAAAACCAGCCACAGTCAACTGATCGAACAATGTAGGTATAATGGTCTCAATTGTCTCTTGAATATGAAATTGTTTGACCATATCCATAGTTTCATCAATTTCTTCAAAAGAAGTTGGTCCATTATACTTGGTGTGTTTGGTTGGAAAGATAATAACATTATTAGCATTAGTCATAGTTTAATATACCATGGTAAAGATAAGTTGTCAACCATTATGATAGGATCTCATCTGCATATACAACTTTTGATCCTTCTCTTGTAAAGTTAAAATCATATGTAACAGCTCTAGTTTTTTTACCTAGAATAGAAGATAATTCTTCTTTCTTATTAGATTCACAGTAGAAGATCATAAAACCGCCACCACCAGCACCTAAAATCTTACCACCAAGAGCACCATTTAACATAGCTACATCATAAATGTGATCAATTGCTTCACTAGTAATGCCAGATGCCACATTCTTTTTATCTAACCATGCTTGATGTAACAAATCACCAAATGTATCTAGATCACCACGCTCTAGTAAGTCTGCGGCAAAGATAGCCTTATTACGACCATTCATGACAAGATTGAATTTATCATCATCAGTCATAGACTTAGATTGTTCTGATAGAATTTTATTGGCAGATCGTGAAATACCTGTATAAACTAATAGTAAATTATCATGTAGTTTAGCGATAGTCTCTTTAGAGATATTTAAGAGTGATGATGCAACACGATCACTTGAAAACTTGAATAAATTTAGACCACCAACTGCTGCAGCATATTGATCTTGTTTACCAACTGGATATTCACAACGATTCATTTCAATATTACAAGCTTGTTCTGCCAATGAAACTGGTTCATAACATTCTTTTAAAGCATTAATTAAACCAACTGTAAACGATGAAGAACTACCAAGACCAGAGCCTTTACCTGGGATATCTGAAATAGATGCTACATGGACTTTATTCTTGATTCTATATTCTTTTAATGTTTCACGAGTAATATCATGGGTCATTGAGTCCAATGTATCATAATCATTAATACCATCAAATGCAGTTACATAGTTACCTCGTGATTTACTATGAGCCATAACATATATGTATTTGTCAATAGTAACTGAAAGGGCAGCACCCTCGGCTCTCCTATAGAAAGCCGGTAAGTCACTGCCACCAGAAAAGAAACTAATTCTTAATGGGGTTTTAGAAATAATCATGTACGATATACAAATTGTTGTTTGGGAAAACTACGACTCTCTTCTGTAGGGTATCTATTAAGTAGATCCTTGAGCATCGTTTCCCATTGTCGCTTGATTCTATCAATACCAAACCGACTATCAATATAAGTCTTATTAAATTGAACCATACTTACATGTGCATCATTCTTAACAAAATTAATTGCTGCTTCTAAATGAGCATTAAAGATATTAGCATGTTCATTTTTATCCATTGAGCCTTGATACATTACATTGAGTGAACCAGATGTATCTGGCAATGCACCAAGATTTGGATGCACACAAACTAGACCAGCAGTCATTGCTTCTAGCATTGCTCGGCAACTAGTCTCAACCCATGTAGATGGATAAGCAAAGATATGACAATCATTTAATGTTGAACGAAGTGTATCATTAGGCACAAAGCCGTGATAAGTCATTTGTGGATGATTACGGATTTCATCATATAATGGTTCAAATTGCTTATCGGCATCATCCCAACCATAAATCTTGAAACTAGAAAATACATCAAGATGAATATCGGGATATTTTTCTGCTAGATGTTTAAAGACTGGAACAAGAATATCAAGACCACGTTGTGGTGTTGATGTATAGACCAGACGAATTTTATCCTTACTTTTGACAGTCTCGGGTGCAATATCAATACCAGATTCTAGTACAATACTCTTGGTATCATATGGAATACCATGTACTAGTTGATATTGGCTCATTTGCCAATTAGAAATAAAGACAAACTTATGAAATTTATCTCGGAATGATTCTTCACGAAACTTGGCAGACTCTGGATCGGTAGCCAGGTCGTTGGCAAAGAAAATTCTAATCTTTGATTCATCCAAGTCTCTTGGTCTGGAACAAACTACCTGAAAGTCATTTAGTAGACTTGGATCAAGAATGGCTGCTAGTTTTCTCTTTGCTAGTTCAGTACCACCAAAGGCATTCTTTGAAACTTCATTTTCTTCAAACATACTCATTAGATTGTATATCCTGACTTAATGGCATCATCTCTAAACATCTTGACTGTCTCAAGTGAATACTCGGTCAAATTTTTATCAAGATTAGATAATTTTTTAATAACATCTGGTGTCATTGTAATAACATGACAACCTGCTAGTTGTGCTTCAACATAGTTATAAACTTGTCGTGTAGATGCCCAAAGAAACTTAATATTAGGATTTCGTGATAGACCAGACGTAAGAAACTTATTTAGTTTTACACATTCTGAAACAATCAATCCTGCATTTTTACCAGCATCGGCAATTCTACCAGCAAAAATTGAAATAATACTTGGTACTTTACTTGTTCCAATAGCATCAAGTACATGCATTGTTTGATATGGAGTAAAGACGGCTGTAACATTTACTCTTACATTCTTTTCAAGCAACTTTTGAATAACATTAATAGTAAATTCACCATTTGTATATGTAACAGGAATCTTTACATAGACTGGATAATCATGATTGAGTCCGACTTGATTTAACTTCAGTGCTTGTTCAAGCATTTCAGTTTCATCATCCGAGAATACTTCCAGACTAATATTGGTGTCTGGTCGATATTCTTTTAAATACGCAATAACATTATCACAAAACCCCATATAATCTTTAATGCCTGCTGCTTTCATGAGTGATGGATTTGTTGTAAATCCTTTGATCTTATTATTTTTTGATGCTTCAACGATACCATCCATTGCTGCGCCGTCTGCATAGATATCAATCATAATATATCCTCAATTAATTTAGTTGCTTCTGTTATATTTTTTACAGTATGAGCCGGTTTTATATGAGACCATTCCTTAGGAGATGTATATGTCTCATATGAACTATATATTGTTGTGATATTACTTTTATACCCAGCTACAATATCTTTCCAGGTGTCACCAATCAATACACAATGATTTCTATTTAACTCGTATTTTTGTATATAGTGCTCGAGCATACCATTATTTGGTTTATAGAATTCTGTTCCACGCTGCTCTGCACAGAATACATCATCAACCTTTAGATAATATAACATATCTTTGAATATGTCAAATGTTTCACGAGTCATTTTACCATCAAGAACGTCTGGTTGATTGGTAATTACTATTACTCTTTTGCCAAAATTCTTGAATCTACGAATACATTGAACAGCACCAGACATGAATATAAATTCTTCAACTTTCCAGGGAGCAGTCATCTTGCCATTATGATTGACAAGATGATTAATAACTCCATCCCTATCTAGAAATACTGTCTTTACCACGTTGTCTTTGCTAGCTGAAGTTCAGGATGAGAAACAATACCATGCCAAACAATTGCTTGAAATGCTTCGCTAATTGGCGTTAATAATGTCTGATCTGATACAGGAATGACACAACATGCATCACTATGTAATGCTGCATAACCATCAGGTTTACCAACAATACTTACAACTGCTGCACCAACATCATGTGCTAGATCAATTGCTCTAATCAGATTAACTGAAATATTTCGTTCTTGACTACCACCACCTACTGATAATACAAAGATACAATCAAATTCAGTTAACTTTGATGTTTTGAGCCAACGCTCAAAGAAATATTCCCATCCTTCATCATTTACTCGAGCCGTAAGTTCTGATACATTATCAACTGGACTATATGCTTCAATATCACATAGTTTTCGTAGATCATTTACCATATGTGAGGCATTTGCAGCCGAACCACCAACACCTAAAACAAAGACTCGACCATCATTATCTCTTACTTGTTTTAGATAATTTACAATTGTTTCAATATCTTCACTTGAAAGACTATTGGTTGTAAAAGTTACTTCACTAAGATAATGTTCAATAAATGACATTATGAAACCTTTACATATGAAGCTTTTACTTGCCCTTTTTCAAGGACTTTAAAACCTTGCGCATAAATCATGGTTTCAAATCGCTCATGATCATACATCCAGATATCATCTGCAACAAATACGGTACCAATAGTTGAACGATCTAGAAAGAATTTTGTTTCAAGATCCACTGCTTCATTATGATGTGGTCCATCAAAGAATACAAACGCATAAGTATTTTCATACTTCTTGAAATTATTATATACCGGAACTCCATCTGCAAACCGATTAAAGAACTCTGAATCTTCCATGCAGAAGAATGCAAAATTTAGTCCTTTATTATAAGCATAATAATAAAGTGAAGGAATGATTCGATTTCGCATGCTATTATCATAATCAAACCTAAGCGGTTTGGTAATCTCTTTTGACATTGGATCACCCTCAGTAGCTACGCCTGGCACATGATGAGTGATATTCATATTGGTGCATTCAATTTCAATATTACCGTATGGATCAATACAGAACATTGAACGATCTGTATCTTGATTCATAGCTAAGCTATCAATAATAATTTTGGCTGAACCACCACGGCGAGTCCCAATTTCAACTACAGCACCTGGAACACCTTTGCATTGTAGTACTGCACGTTGCAGAATATCATATTCTTGACTATCAGTGCTGAATACTTCTTCGTCACTAAATCTAATAATGCCCATTATGTAATACCTTTAAGTCTATTTCTTAGTTCTGTTGAACTATATTGATGATATCTTGGAATATATATGATTTCAATATTTAATAGATCACAAATATGTTGACCCGTAAGTTCTTGATCTTTATACTCGGTTCCGACAAATCGTTTATTGATAGTTAATGTACCCATCATATTTAATAGATCATATTCTGTATCGTATGGAATAATTTGATCTATAAATCTTAGCCCATCAAGTTGAACATATCGTTCATACATACTTTGAATAGGTTTATTCTTCCAATCTCGATCTAGTTGTGGATTAGAATGTAAACCTACAATTAATTCCTCACAATGTTTACTACACTCATTTAGAAAGTGTATGTGTCCTGGGTGCAATAAGTCAAATGCACCACAGGTAAACCCAATTACTTCATTCATAATATATATGTTCTTTTAAAGAGAAGGTGCTTGACGCTCAAAATAGTTTTGATTAATTTCTTTAGCACCAAAATATTGCTTGACAAGCTTAATAACAACTTCAGTATTATATGGCTTACAAGAAAATACATCAAGGTACATGGTATCATTTTCATCAACAAAATGAGCACAAATGTTACTGGTTTCAATTAACTGCACAAGGGTGAAACCAGCTTTATCATCAGAACCAAATTTAACAATTTGTGGTTCGCCATATGCAATCATATCAATATCTTTTACAAGCTGTTTTGCAAAAGTGTAAATGATTGTTGAATCAGTGATCATACCATGATCACAACCAGAACAATCTAGAGCAAGATGATATCCCCAACTAGTTGACATATTTAATTATTTCCTTCTTTGAATAATACTTGCAATATTATTTGTTAAGATACCATTCTCTTCATTATCTTTACAAATCATTTTTAATTCATCCATAGTCACTACACGTCTAGTAATATCCATTTCACCTAGATGTTGTTGTGATAGTTCTTCAAAATCAGTTGTATCATGATACAGTGCCCAATGATCAATAGCGTTAGAGATTGGTTCATCATCACCAATTTCTACCACATACTGATGTTTAAATTGAGAAATAGTCTCAATTAATACAAGTTTTGGCATTAGAAAGTTTCCACACCCTGACAATAAGTCACAGAATCAATTCTAAAAGACCGCCAACCGCCAGAGGTAATATCCCAACAAGCAATAATATTAGGATTCTTTTGATGAAAGTCATTTTCTTCTGGTTTTTCATTACGATATGACTCAGGTAGAAATTTTTCCATTAGGGTTGCTCGCATAACTCTAGATTCACCATTTACCTTGGTAAAGTGAACTTCAACAACATTTGAGCGTAGTTCTTTTAGAAGTGTGTCACGTTGATACATAATATAGTTATCCTTTTATTCTGTTAGAAAACTTGATTGCATATCGGATTCTAATAGTTTGGTAGTAAGTTCATTATAACCACCAATAAAGAATCCGTCAACCACTACTACAGGATATGTACGTGCAGAAGCATATTTTTCTGTCAGTAATTCTTTTGTAAAATCACGATCAAGATGATATTCTTTATAAGAAATCTTGCGTGATTCTAAAAGTTTTTTGGTTCTGATACAATAATCACACTCATCTTTAGTGTAGATTTCTACATACATCTTTCTCAACCTCAGGTAATTTATTTTCCCAATACTTCATTACGTCATTTTGATCAGTAGGATTTAAGCCCATATCAATCATTTCATCAATAATTATACGTTCAAAATTACTATAGATACGATTGACCATTACATAATTGCTTCTGAAGCAGACGCACGAAGTACAACATACATTTCAAGACCATTACTTAGACTTGCAAAGTATTGATTATACTTTTGAATTGCATGATCAATATCGTTTGCATATACAATACGATTTTGCTCTGCTTGTACTGGTTGACGACCAGGTTGTAGTGGTCGAAGTTGTACCAGACCTTCAACTAGAAAAAGATTTGATTGCATATTTGCGCCTGTATTTACATCATCATTATTAAAATATGATGCTGGTACTGTTTGTGAAACATTATTAACAGGTTCATTTGCTACATTTACTTCACGCCAAGCAGGAGCCATTCCTTGATTTTGTAGTTCATCTTCATAATTAAATACTTTTGTTTCTTCATTCATAACAGTTTCCATATTCTTTTTGTTTTTAGCACCAGGAGGACGACCCATTATATATCCTTTCATTATTTCAAGTATATTCATGTTTTATATTTAATAATCTCAACTTTAAGTCTAGTTACACCCTTTTCAAGTATACCTAATTTTTTAGCAGAGCCCCAACTCAAATCAAACTGTCTGCCACCAATAAAAGGACCTCGATCATTTACTCTTGCTGTAACTTTTTTATTTGTTTCTGGATTTGTAAATCTAACCCATGTACCAAATGGTAATGTTCTATGGGCTACAGTATAAAGGCTTGGATTAAACCTTTCACCATTAGCTGTCTTTAGACCGTGTTTGTACCAAGATACTTTTGCTTCATAAGTCTTTACGATCTTGATAGCGTCGGTCGTACGCTCATGAGCATTTGTCTCGGGTGAAAGTAGAGACAAAAATACCACAAGCGCACAATACAGGCGCTTCTTCACCGTGTTTACTCCTCTTTTGTTTACCTTAGGCGGCTATAATATCTTTTAATCTGTCTGCACAGATAGAAGCCGCAAAAGCCTTTGGTTTAACCATTGGTGTCATATTACATGCACCTCGAATATAACCAATTGCTTGATTGACTACGCATGATGACCCATATCGTTCAGATGGATTTACATCCAAATGTAGTTCACAATACTTGCTCCCAATAGAAGATTCAAGTTTCACATACATTTCATGTACTAAGTACACTTCGTTCATTAATCTAAGTGATGGTCTATTTATCTTAACATCAAAATCTTTTTTACGAGATACTTCTCCAAAAACTTTGCAGCCATGTTTACCATCTTTATGAATAATCACGGCTACACAATAATCAGCATACCAAATTCCATTATTATTAAATCGTTCAGAATCAGCACCAATGTAAATTTTTGAAGTAGATGAAGAATCAGAAATAAACTTTTTTACTTCATCTAGATCAAATTTAATCATGATACTACTTCTTTCTATTTAAACGGCGCTTTTTACGCTTACTAGAACCAATTTTACGACGACCTTTACCACTATTTTTATGTGCCCAAGGCATGATATATCTCCTGTTGTCAAGTCATTATACAATATTTATCTAGAAAAGTCAACCTTTTTTAGATGGTCTTTCCTTACACGAGCCATAATCCATGAGTTATAATACTCATCTGATTCCAATGCCCCTTGTACTATTTGTTCTTTTAGCTCAAAATAACTAAGTTCACCTTTTGATTTACAAAATATCAAAACTTCTCGTTTGAAATTAATTTCACCGAGTTCTTTTACATCGTTCTTGAGTTCATCATTAGAGCCCCAGTATGTTCTCCAATCAGACTCAACCAATATTTTCTTTTTCTTACCTTTGATTGTCTTGACTTTCTTAAATTTTAATAACTTTTTACCAATATATTTTCTATTAGTTTGTAAGTTAGTAATGAGATAAACAAAGCCGATATATTCACTCAAATCAGCAGGTATATTATTATTTTCATAAGACCATATCATATAGGGGAGTCTCCTTTCCCCTATACTTATCAGATATGTTTAGCCGAAATTTTCCCGCCCACCTTCATCCCAGATTTCATCTTCATCGTCTGGTAATTGATCTTCAATACCATATACATCAATAAGTACTTTATCAAGTGTATCAGATATGCCTATTAGACTGTCAAGATCATCAGCATCATAATCTTCAAATGTTGAAATAATTTCATAATACATATTAGTCTTAATTTGTTCATCATGCACATGACGTTCAATAGTTGTAACTAATTCTTCAAATAGTTCTGTTCCAGTACTCCAAGCCATTTATTTTCTCCTATAAAGTTAAACCTTTAAATGTTTCTGTTGATGCATCGTTTTTTACTCCACCAAGAATATATGAAGAAATTTGAGTTTCTTGAGGCGCAACTTGTACTTCTGATCCTGAAATCCATTTAGTTGTCCATGGTAATGGATTTGATCCAGTCTTATACTGACTTGGTAAACCTACACTGATAAGTCGTCTATTGGTAATCCATTCTACATATTCATTCAATAGAGTCTCATTTAGACCAATCATTGACCCGTCTTTAAATAAATATTTTGCCCATGCCTTTTCTTGATTTGCTGCATCAATAAACATCTTGATACATTCGTCTTTGGTTTCTTCTTTGATTTTTATAAAATCTGGATCGTCTTGAGGTAGTATTTTTAATAGTTGTTGTGTACCTGCTAGATGAAGGTTTTCATCACGACAGATTAACTTGATAATTTTGGCATTACCTTCCATTTTCTTAAGTTCAGCAAATGCCCAAGAACAAGCAAAGCTAACATAGAAGCGAACACCTTCAAGAATATTAACTGACATTAATGCTAACCAAAGAGATTTTTTATGTTCATACTTATCAGATTCAGTTAAATTATTAACAAGTGAACAATTATTCCAATCAATTAAATTATCATAATAAAGACTTATATCTTTGGCACAGTCAACAATCTCTTGAAGATCAAGAATTTCATCAAGTACTTTTGATGGATCAGAATAAACATTACGAATAATGTGAGTATATGAACGTGAATGAATTGATTCACTAAATGTCCATGCTACAATCCAATTCTCTAGTTCAGGTAATGAACAAATAGGACCAAAAGCAACAGTAGGCGCTCGACCTTGTACTGAATCGAGCAAAATTTGCCGCTTTAGATTGCTAGTAAAGATATGTTGTTCATGAGAATTAAGATCACGAAAGTCTTTTGAGTCCTTCATGAGTTCAACTTCTTCTGGTGTCCAGAAAAATCCCATAGAAGATCTTGTTAGTTTTTCTAGAAATGGATATTTCTGTTTATCAAATCTAGCAATTGTAGGTGCATCGTCAAAGAATAGTCTAGTCTTTAAATGATCTTTTTTATTAGTGGAGTCAAAGACACTGTAGGTCATTATTGCCTTCCTAATGAAATATTTGATTGTATTTTTATTTCTTTATTGGACCAAGTCCAACATTCTCTAGTTTCATCTTGAAAACACACCCATAATAAATCATATTCAACACCATAATCTATCAATATATGTGCTAAAGCTTTACCTTTAGGTGTATCCAAAGGTAAAGGAGGATCCAATCTAAGCATCATATTTTGCAACTATCACAATCAGCATCTTCTACTTTAGATTGTTCTAGTTCTGGTAATACTTCAAGTTCACCTGCGCCATCAAATACGTTGAAGTAATATAGATTTTTTCCTCCCATTTGATAGAATTGAACAACATCACGAATCAGGACTGACATTGGTATTTGTTCATCTGGATAGTTTTTTGGATTGTAAGATGTATTTACAGAAATAGCTTGGTCAATAAATTTTTGTAATACTGCACAAATTTTTAAATAACCTTCGGGCGACTTTTGTTCCCAGAGTAGATCATACTTATTCTTCAATTTACGAATCTCTGGTACTACTTGTTTAAGTACACCATCCTTACTTTGTTTAATTGAAATCAATGATCTAACTGGCTCAATACCATTAGTTGAGTTGCTTATTTGCGCCGATGTTTCTGCTGGCATTAAAGCCATTAGTGTAGAGTTACGAATACCAGTTTCTGTTAGTTGGATGCGAAGAGCATTCCAATCCATTTTATAAACCGGATCTGCCAAACTGTCAACATTTTTCTTATATGTATCGATTGGTAGCATTCCCATTGAATACTTTGTTTCATGTGATTTTGGGCATGCACCTTTCTCAACTGCTAGATCAGCAGAAGCTTTAATTAAATAATATGACCATGCTTCAGTATATTCATGAATCTTTTTCAAACCATCTACATCAATAGTTGAATAAGTGAGATCATTTTTAGCGAGCCAGTAAGCAAAATTAATAATACCGACGCCAAGAGGGCGGCGTGCCATAGTTGAGTTTTTTGCTGCCAGGACAGGGTAATCTTGATAATCAAGAAGCTCATCAAGAGCCCGAACAATAAGTCGAGCAAGACGCTCAAAGTCAGAAGTAGCACGAACTTTTCCCCAATTGATTGCTGCAAGAGTGCACAGTGCAATTTCGGCTGTTTCATCAAAAATATTAGTTAATGGTTTAACTGGAAGTGCTATCTCGCAACAAAGATTACTTTGATAAACAGTAGCTTCTTCTTTAATGAAAGACCCATGATCATTTGCATGATCTACATTCATTAGATAAATGCGACCAGTATCCTTACGTTCCTGCAAAAATGATGAAAAAAGTGTCAGAGCAGAAATAGTCTTTTTACGAATATTAGGATTTTGTTCGGCAGACTCATATAATGTTTTAAATTTTTCATAATCAACAAAGAATGCTTCATAAAGACCAGGAACATCAGATGGTGAAAATAGTGTAATATTACCACCACTAAGTAGACGTTCATACATCAATTTATTAAACTGAATAGCATAATCCATGTGGCGAATACGATTATCTTCAGTACCCTTATTATTCTTTAATACAAGAATATCTTCTACTTCATAATGCCATGCTGGATAATAAAGTGTTGCAGCTCCATTCCGGATTCCGCCCTGTGAGCAAGATCTTACTGCTGCCTGAAACATCTTGTAAAATGGAATAACACCAGTGTGTGTTGCATCACCATTCCGAATAGCAGAACCAATAGCACGAATACGACCGCCATTGATACCAATGCCAGCTCGTTGTGAAACGTATTTTACAATTGCAGAAGTAGTTGCATTAATAGAATCTAGCGAATCACCGGCATCAACCAGCACACAACTACTAAATTGCTTTTGTGGACTGCGTAGACCGCCCATGATAGGAGTCGGTAAAGAGATTTCAAACGTAGAGGTAGCATCATAAAAATCCTTAATCCACTTTAGACGTTCTGTTTTTGAATAGTTACGAAAGAGAACCATAGGGATGAGCATATAGACCATCTGTGGTGTCTCATAGTATTTATTTGTAACACGGTTTCGAATAAGATACTTACCACGAAACTGTTCCATACCAGCATAAGGAACATTAAAGTCACGATCATGTACTAGATAAGAGTCTAGTTCTTTATAATCATCATCAGTATACCAATTTAATAGTTCACGATCATAATAACCATCAGATACTACATTAACTACATGAGTAAATAGATTATATGGATTTGGACCACCATAGACTTGCTTGCGTAGATGATAATTGATTAGACGTGAAGCAACATATTGATAGTTTGGTGTATCTTCAGTAATAAGTTCTGATGCAGCTTTAATGAGTGTTTCCTGAATATCGTATGTCTTGATACCATCATAAAACTGGATTTGTGATTTTAGTTCTACGGCACTTTCTGACACATTAGAGAGACCTTCACACGCCCATGCAACAACTCGGTGAAATTTTTCTAAGTTGAGTGGTTCGGTCGATCCGTCTCTCTTAGTTACGTTAATACTCATAGACTACCTCTTTATTGACTAGTTAAAAATTTAAAATATTTTGCAAGTTCATTCCAAGCAGATGTTGCAACTTCACGATGTTCTTTTTGAGTTCCATTACCCATTCTAAGTTCACAGAAGTGAATCCAGGAACGAAGAGTTCCGTTCATATACATGCGGGAAACTGTCAGCCCTTCGGGTAAAACTGCTCTTGCTTGTTCTTTGGCTATACCGTTTTCAATTGCCCATTGATAATGTTCTTTTACAGCTGCAATAAGGTGCTGTTGACGAGCTTCCCATTCCATAATAAGTTTTGGATCATCAATCTCGACACTATTCTGTCGATTCTTAGTGTCCTGAAGTCTAGCTTCTCGAGTCACAAATCCAAGATCTTTGGTTGGATCAGCATAACGTTGTGAAAATTCTTGGAATGAAAAAGAACGATGGCGAAGAATTTGTCGAGCAATATCCCTGGTAGTATCAATTTCTATCACTACACTAACCATTTCAAAAATAGACCAATGCTTGTTCCGAATACAATATTTAAGTAGTCGTTCTGATGTTTCTGTATTCATTTGATTAGATGGATTACTTACACGTGCAGTATATGAAATAAAATCCTCTGCTGTATTGATACCTTCAAGTATTGGATTGGTAACTGCAATAATCTTAGCTGTATTCATTTTAGTTATAACCTCAAGAAAAGTTCATTTTATAAGATTTAGCAGAGAGAATATTTGTTGCTAGAGTATCAAGTATACGCCGATCTGGATGATTTAATACCCACATACCAGTACTTGGTGAAAAATTCTCTCTAAACCATTTATCTAAATCTGGTCGACGAGTATTAACTGATAGATCAATCTTTTTGGCTAAAGCATCAAACTCATCATCAGTTATAATAGGTTGATTTAATACTTCATAAGCATATGCTGCAACAGCAACCTTAATCCTATTTTTAGTCTCAGTATTGACAATATCACTATACATATTTTCTTCAGTAAAGAATTGTTCTAGACTCATCTTTTACCTTCAATGAAGTGGTGGTTCTCTATATATCAAACTTTAGTCCAGGCATTTAGAGCCATTTTAGCTCTCAAGTCTCTATGAGTATTAGTATCAATGATATGCTGCACAAATTCAGGACTTAGACCTGCCTTGATACAGTCATTGATATCTTTATGTTCTAGATTGGAAGGCCATATACAGACATTATATCCATTAATAATGGCTTTGTCAATCTTATTCTTGGTATCTTTACTTCTCGGCTCGTTGTCATAAACGATAATCATCTTATCTTTAGGGAAGTCAACAACAGCCGAAGTCAAATCACCGCCTGCAGTTGCAATTGCATTAGGTAGAAACATAGAATCTAGTGGACCTTCTGTTACGTAAATCTTTTTAGTTTCATCGAGTTGATCCAAACCATAGACTTTAGGAACAGTTTCATCCAGAACAATAGTGATATATTTTGTTTTAGACTTAGGATCAAGAGACCTACCCTGAAAAGCATGCATCTTCTTATCCTTAGTTAAAAAAGGAATGAGAAGTCGAGTTTCATCATATTTTAATGATGCTTCATCAAATTTATCAGGCACTAATGCATTGACCCAAGAAAAGAACTTAGGACATTTAAACATCTTACTGTGATATGGATTTGGAATTTTGCGTGATGATACTAATACTTTAACAGAATCATCTGGATCTAGTTGACTTACTTTTTTCAAACCTTTGAATGGTTCTGTCAACATGAATACTGGTTTCTTCATCTTGTTGACAAACTCTTCAAGTTCAACCAACTGTGGTGTCTTTGAATCTTTTAGTTTTTCAAGTGTATATTCACGATACAGTGCTTCATCAATAGTTTTAAAGAATTTTTCAAATCCCATTGTCACGGTACAATTATGACAATGATATAAAGTTTTACCTTGTTTTGAATACATATATCCTCTAGCCTTAGTCCGATCCTTATCAGAATCAAGACAAATAGGACAGGAGAAATTATATAAACCTGATGATTTCCTTCGGTAATTCCTTAGTCTATTGGATAGTAAACCAATATACTTTTGTTCCAACCAATGCATAATATATTCACCATTATCCTTTTTTCCTCAATCCTGATTATATACACATCTCAGGACTTGTAAATAGGAAACTGAAGGTCTAGTGAATATATTTTACCAAATTAAAAAATAAAGAAAGACCGTAACCTGCTGCCATAGCACCACCAACAACCATCCAGCGCCATTTTTCTAGTTTTGTAATTTTTTCATTTAAGTCTGCAAATTGATTTTCACGAATTTCTGCAATTTTTTTCATTTCAGCAATAATTGAATTATCACCTTGTCTAATAGCATCATAGACTTGGTCAAATTTTTTATCAACTTCGTCGTTTCTTTTTTCCAATTTGGTTCCGATCGAATCTGATAATTTTTCCTGTTGCTGAATTCGTTGCTCATGCACAGCTAACATCTTAGACATGTCAGAAGCAACATCTGACATCTTTGAAATAACTTCTTCTAGCTTATTGAATCGTATTTCGTCTATATTAGGAGGCATGAGTAAATTACCTTACTTTGGAAGTAGTCTTTTTAAAGGCACTTTATTCATGACAATTTGACGTAGTTTCTTTTTCTTTGGATATACACCGGGCTCGCCTTTTGAACCAACACCAATACCTTCAATACCACCAGAACCAGCAGCATTAGCAGGAACAGCAGAGGTCATATCTTCATTGAGTTTCAAGCCCGATCTTCCTTAATGCTTGGATGATTCCATCATCCATTAATATTGTATCTGTATATACTTTATCGTAATGACTTACATTATATAGAACATCAGGTAATGCATTAATCATAATCAAAAATGGTTTAACATATTTAAATTGTTTTTCCATCTTTAAAAATAAAATTCTTGAAAGATGGAGATTAAAACAATTATGTAGTGTAATTATATGATTTAGTATCAACCGTTCTTTTAATTCACCGGTATCTTCATATCGTGTCAATAATTTTTTAATATATTTAATGCGATCAAGATCTTCTAAAAACTCATCAGATTTAGTCATTTGAGGATTATCATAGACTTTAGCACAATATACTAAAAAATTATCATCAGTTATCTTTTCATGTATCATTACCAAGAAAGTGTAAGAGTTGACCTTCCCCAAGTATTATTAGCTACACATATGTATACATGAGTATTACTATATGCTATTTGTCCTGGTGAACCATTCGATGTATTGCTTGTAGGAACGGTATTACTAATAAATTTGGCTGCAACACTATTTGCAAAATTTGAAGTTGTAATAGTCTTTACATTAGCAGTAGATGCTGGATTCACCAATACAACTACCCTATCATTTGCAGACAGGGTAGTTGCTACGGAAAGCTCAGATATTTTCTTAGCTTCGTTTGCCATTACAATATATCAACTATTAGGAATCAGGAAGAATAGCATCATCAGAAGCATCAGCAACAAGTGCTGGGATGCCATATGGTGCAGTTTGAGCACCAAGACTTCCCATAGCAACTAATGTTTCAAAATGAACACGTCCTGCTCTACCACCAGCAGTTGCAATAAAGCTTGTTACAGTTGTATTACCAGCTGCAGTACCACCAGTTGCATTAGTCACTGAAATATTTGATGTAGGAACAGTAACATCAGTAAAACCGGCGCCTTTAGTAGCAATAGTAAATACAAGATTACCACCAGTTGAATTAGTGGTGAATGTAATTGTTGCATTTCCGCCAGCTTGTTGTGATTTTACATTAATAATATCGGCATTATTATAAGCTGTAGCTGTTGCAGAAGCATTAATAGTAAATGATACTAGTGAACCTGTGCCTGCAGTACGAAGTAACCAACCAGCATGTGCAATACCTTTACTGTTATTGCTTACTGCTGTTTCAGTTGCATCAGCACCAAATACACCAACAGCTACGCCTGTCATAAATGCACCGGGTGTTGTGTTATTAAACATACGAACATCTACGTTAGCACGTGACATTGGTGAAGTATTACCAAAGTTAGCATTAGCACCTGAAGTACGACCAACTGCATCGCCCTTCACCAAAGCCCAAGTCCCAATAGGTGCACCATTGGAACTCTCTACTGTAGTGGTTGAATTGGCTGTTACAGCCTGATCATTTCTTCCCCAGCCTGCCATTTTTATTCTCCTTAAAAGATAGTTTGAGTTGTATTATTTATATAATCAACCACCCAAGGCTGTTTTCATGGAGTCATGACTTTTGTGTAACTTATGTTCAAAGTCTTGTTTTTCGGCGGCAGTTTTCATAGCATTATGCTTATTTAGTGCATGTTGTGCAAGTTGTGGTGTCATTTTGGTTGATTTACCATCAAGATGCTTGACTGGGAGAGCGCCATGAGTTGATACAACTTTACGAAGTTGCATAATAACATGTTCATGTTCATCTTCTTCACCAGGTGCTTGATCTGGTGCTGGATTCTTACGTGGGCGACCACGCTTTGCTTCATCTAGTTGAGCGGCAATTTCATTTAGGCGTTTAATTTCTTCATCAGTTAGATCCATGTCTATTTCCTCATTTCTGGTCCAGGTAGTTTTCCAACCTGTTGGTAGGTGTGATGTGTCTGTATGTCTGGCTTGTTTAGCGGCTTTTCTAGCATCTCTAACTTGTTTTACTTTATCAAAGTCAATCTTTTTTGTAACTACTGGAGCAGAACTGGTTTTCTTTTTTGTTGATGGCACAGAACCGGCTGCTTCCTCAATCTCTGCTTCTTCATTGCGTTGTTTATTTGCTAATTGTTTTTGAATTTTATCTTTTTCAATAGCAAGTTTTTTTCTATCAGCTGAAATACCTGGTGGCATGGACTTTTCTTTTTGCTTTAGTCTTTCTAGTCTGTTTTTCATTGGGTCTGCCATTAATGCATTATATGTTGCGGATTTGGTGGCTTCCTCAATCTCTGCTTCTTCATTGCGTTGCTTAGCATAGTATGCACCGAGAGCCATTTGCATACGCTTCTTCTTTGACTTGCCGGCAAACTTTGGATCTTTGGAATCCACAAAGTCTTTGATCCATTCACCAGCAGGTTGTGACTTATTTAGTACTTCTTCAAGATCTTCCTCAGTAAGAGATTCTAGTTCTAGTTCCTCTTTAGCAATAACACCACGACCAACAAGTACATCCTTGTGTGTGATCTTGTCTTTTGGGTGAGCAAGAGCAGCTAGTTTCTTTTCCTTATCAGTCTTTGGATGGGTTGCTTCTTTCATATTCTTTTTCATTTTCTTTTCAGAATCATCTCTAAGATCATCATCAGTTTCTGGTTCAAGATCAACTTTGGTCTTACCACTAGTTAACTTTCTAGCATCAGTATCATCTGTATCCTGTTTCTTTTCCATAACAGCACGTGCAGCGGCAATCAAACCGCCTGGTAAGCCTAATGTCTTATCGCTCATGAGCGGTTTTTCCTCGTCTATAATTTTTGTTTTAATTTGTCCGGTTTTACTTAACTTTGAATCAACAGAAGTTGGTTTAGCGTCATCTGGTCTTGAAACGTTCTTGATCTTTACACGAGCTTCAGTACCTTTAGAATCCATTTCTTCTCTCATGGTATCTTTCATTCTACGTTGTGCCTCTTGATTTCGCTGTTTAATTAGATCCTCACGTTTCTTTTTATCATCTTCTGCTTTTTTAACAGCATCTTGTTCATGATCATTATTTCGTCTAGCACCTACATCAATACCACTTTTATCTCTCAATTCATCTGGTTTAGATGTAGAATGAGCTCTAAATGATGCTCCGTGTGATCCAATAACTCTACCAATTCTATATGTCATATTAAACTTTACCAATAGATCTTAACATCCAACCGTGCTTGGCATGGATATCAATACGATCTTGTAAAAAGTTAGATAAACCAGCTTCATTCGCTGTTTCTGCTAGTTTATAAGCTTTAGTAAGTTCATCTTTCAATTTATTATTATCCATTTCCAATTCTTTAATCATTTTTAAAGCATTTGGAATATTAATCTGATCATCAATAACTGAAAGTTGTGCAAATCTGGTTAAACTACCTGGAGCATATGAATTAAGTGCTCTAATATGCTCAGCAATAGGATCTACAGCACCAAATGCTTCTTCATATAAATTGCCAAGAAATTCATGATATTGTGCAAAATCAGGTCCTTCAACATTCCAATGAAAGTTATGAGCCTTGAGATAAAAGGCAAAAGTGCTTGCAAGCACTACCTTCATTTGTTGTAATAGTTGTTCCATTATCAGTTCTTTCTATTAATTACTGTTTTAATTTCCATTACCACCACCGCCAGAACTACCGCTTTTACCTGGCGGATGTTTTTCTATTTTACCTGATGCCATTCTTATAGCAACCATTGGAGTAGAAACTTCTTTTCTTTTGCCTGTGGTGCCTTGTGGTACTGAAAGTTCTTTTATAAAATCTTTAAACTTTTTCATTATAGTTTTTAACAATTCCAAGCACGTCTAGACCAATAATTAGCAGAAGTTTTTTTGGTTAGGTTACCTTGCCCACTTGAACGAGCACAATAAGAACGTTTACGAGCAGGATTATTTTTTTTAATGCTAAGGTTCTTATCACCAAAATTAACTTTTACTACATTACCTTTTTCATTCTTAACGTAAACTTTTGACTTTTTTACATCACCCTTCATTGGTTTACCAAGCGGTACATTACGTCCTTGATATTCTGCTTCCGTAACAGGCGGTTTCTTACCGCAAGTGCAGTTACCATTACATTCATATAGTGCTTCTTCAACCACTTTTTTTATTACTTTTAGTGTTTTTGATTGACCTGGTGTATCATTTTTATAGATATTAACAAGTTCATTAGAAGCATCAAATCTAGATGATGATTTTTTAGGATCTGTTGTATGTTTTTCGTATTTTATTTCTTCGCTTGCTGATTTAAAATCTGCTGCAGTAGGTGCTCCTTTTGATCCAGGCTTACGCATACGTTCACCAGAACCATGCTTAATACGTTCACGCTTAGCATGAATGTTATCCCATAAACCAGTTTTTTCTTGTATATCAGACATGGAGCACTCCAATTTTACTATATTTATAAATAAAGATTATCTAGTAATCTCTTCCCAGTCCATTGAAGCAAGACAAGAAACAGTATTAACAGAAGCTGACATAGCAATTGTCAATGGTTCTTGTGTACTTGTTAGACTGTTTCTTTGTAGCTGAAACTTGAATAATGCTTCTTTTAGCACATCAATTGTCTGTGATGCTTGGTTTGTAATACCAATATATCCTTGTGTCAATACATTACCTCCACTCAAACCTGTAGCTGATGTATCATATTCAACAGCACTATCAGCACTTCCGGCTGTCCAAGAAGGTGATGTTAATGTTGCACCTCTTATAACTCTCCAGGCAACACTGCAAGAGTTAGAGTTAATGCCTAATATTGAAAGTGCTGTTAAGATAGCAATAGCATCAAGATAAGCTGATTTTAACTGAATAGAAACAATGGGGTAGTAAGTACCAGCCGTTGTTAAATTTTTTGGTGTTTGTACTGGAGTGCCGATAGATCTCTGTTCACCTCTAAGCTCATATCCACCCTCACTAATAACAGTAGAGCACACTTGTTTCATAGTGCTTGAACTTGCAGTTGCACCTGTATTTTTAATTTCATAGCGCAATGGAAGCGATGCTGTTGTCATATATGTTGATTGAATTTTATTTGCATGATGGAACGAATGACAATGAATCAGCTTCCCATCAATAACAAATCCACATCTAACAGTACCAAGCCCTAGCCATTCAACATCAATAAACATAATTTGAGCTTTTGTAATATCTAAAGTAACTTGTGAGGGACTTGAAGCAACATCACCTAATAGAGTATCTATATTCCAATCTGCTTGTGATACACGTGTTTCAGAAACAGCTCCACTTACATATGAACGTTCAACAAAATTGAGAGTTGTTCCGTCAAGTTCTAAGTAAATACCATTCTGAGCACCAAAGTATCCAACACGTTGACGTAGATTTGTTTTAGATGTATTAAATACGAATGTATTCAACGATTGTAAAGATTTACCTGGCTGATAAGAAAAAACTTTTGATGTCTCACGAACAATTTCAGCATTTGCAGTTGTAGGTAAGGTTAATTCAATAATACCAGCATTTGCATTATGAGCATATGTAGTACCAGCTGTATTAGATGTAGACCATAAACCATTATCTTTATAACGATGAGAAGAATCAAATAGTGTTAATGGTGTCGACATTCTTGCTCGACCAAATGCATCGACAGCAACTCCAGAAGGATTTGCTGGACCAACTAGACTACCATACTGATCAGCAAGCATAACTACTTCAAATAAAGTTTTTTCTGCTGGTAAAAATTGATGTGTATCCTTACGAAACTGTGCCATATTATTTTGTTTTCCTATTGTGTAGATTATTATGCCACACGTTTATAAATTTCTTTAATACATCATTCATTGTATCGGCTGATGCTATATTATCTGATGCATAGTTACTTATTGAACCAGCTGGCGCCCCAGAAACATATCCTAAACCTCTTACATCTGCTGTAGTCATTTCCTCATTAAAAGTTCTGAATTTTAAAAGCTTATATTTCATTTTTTTATCTTTTAACTTTAATTTTTCCACTTTCTAAACTGCTTTTTACTTTATTCATTATACCATTTGATTCTTTTTTGGAGAACATTGGTCCAATATGTTTATGAAATTCTGATTCATTATTGTCAGCTGCAGCTTGTCTCATTTTTGTTCCGCTCATACCATGACTTCTATCAGAATCAGACGGCGCATGAATATGAATGGAATCAAACTTGTGTCCTTCCATTTCTTTAATTTTACCAGATTCTAATGAGTCTTTTAGACCCTTAGCCATTTCTTGTCTATCACCACCAAGTAAAATATGAAGAACTTTTTTACCATGTTTTGGTAGTGAATCATATGCATGTCTGATAGTTTCACCTGCACCACTAACTACATGTGTAGTATGCCCAACATCACCCCATTGACGATTCATAATATGTTTACGTTCTTCTGGTTCAAATGCATCTGCTTTTTTACTAATGCCAACATGTTTAGTGCCAGGTAATTTTTTTAATGCACCGCCTAAATCTTGAGCATGCCCCATATGTGAAATAGGACTAAAACCAACCATTGGAATTACAGACGTATGATGGGTTTCTTCAACAGATTCTTTAATAGAATCACTTACATTTAAATTCTTACGTAAATGATTTAAAGCACCACTATTATCTTTTTTAAGTCTATCAACACCTTCTTTAAACTTATTATATATTTCTTGATGTTGTGAAGGATGAATATGATTTTTTATTAAATGTGTTACACCTTGAAATGAATGAATACTATCATGATCTGCATGATTACCAAATAATTTTTTTGATATTTCTTTAGGATCTTTTGTACCAGGATCAGTTTCATCAGTTCTTGATCTAAGTCCATGAGTAATGGAGAATTTGTGTTTTCCTAGTCCAACTGCATTTAATAATATTTTGTGATGAGCACCACTAATTCCTGCTTTTGCATCATTCCAATCAGCACTATGAAGAAAACTTTCATTTTTATGTGGTTCATTACCATCATAATGAGTTCCTTCAAAGTCAAATTGATGATGTTCACCATTATCATGTTTCATTACTGCTGATGCTTCTGTTCCATGCTTTTTAACACCAACCACAGTATACGATCCGTGTCTATCACCAGCCTTTAAATGTTTTGCTAATGCATCTTTATGTTCCATTGGTATTTGAGCATCAATATCACCAACGGATGGTTTGTGTTTTTTAAACTCTTGATCTGATATATGACCATTCATTAAATGTTTGGTTGATCCTGCAAAAGCAGAACCTGTTTCAAGAGCTTTTGTATTTTTACCAAATAAATGAGAACCAGTAGCTTGATGGTATGAATCATGTATAGATTTTAAAGCATCGTGAATATCTTTTGTTTGCTTACCACGATCCTTTATTTTAAATGGTGCCGCTGATACCTCATGCCCGTCACTTGTTTTTACTTTGATATTGCCACCTTCAGATAAAAGACTAATAAATCCAATAAATCTGAGCATATTATTTGTTCCTCAATTTAAATTTTTCTTTATTTTCAGGATCAGCTTTATATTCTCTAAATGCAGCTGATGTTACTTTAAATCTTGGTGCACTGGAACCTTCCTTTGGATGCACAACAAGCCCTTCAGTTCCTGAACCCCATTTAGGAGAAATACCCATTTTACTAACATGATGATCTACTTTAGCAGAAACTCGTTGTTTGATAGCATCAAACTTAGCATGCTCATTTTCTTTATCTGCTTTATTTTGTTTTGTAGTTCTAGCTTTAAGAAGTTCATGATTTAGAGCATGAAAATCCTTATGCTCATCACTTACATCAACATGCGCAGGTTTATGCTCAATTTTATCATCATCAAAATTTATATTTTTATCTGATAAGTTATGTTTAAAATGTTCAGTGTCATGTTGCTGATTTTCAGGTAATTTTGAATGTATAACTATTTTACCTACATGACCCATATGAGAAGGATCATATGATGTGCCTACAAATTTGACTTCACCGTGCTTTGTATCTGATGGTCTTGCTAAGCCTTTATGAAATAATTCACCACGAACCGATGTTTCACCACCAGCTTTTTCAGCAGCAGACTTTAAATGATCTTGTAATTTTTTATTTTTTTGAAGAATATCATGAACATGACCAAACGAATGAGCGGCTGTTAAATCTAATGGTTTACCAGTTTCTTTTGAACGTCTAATTGCTCTATCTTCATAATCTTTACTAGAGCGCATTCTTTCATTACCTGAACCAGAACTTTGGGAATAAAATCCATGTTGATCATGACCAAATACATGCGTAGAACCATCGGTCTTTTCTGTAGCATGAGCAATATGAACTTTTTTATCTGCAATCAGATTCTTAAACTGGTCATGATCCATAGTTGAAATATGAGGCAGACCTTGTCTAATACCTTCAGTCAAGATAAAAAAATGTTTAAATGATAGCATGTTTATTATTCCTAATTATTTTTAATTTAGACTTACTACCAGTAAGAAAAGAATGAAGATCGTGAAGATTATCAGTAACATGTTTTAGACTTTCTTCTCCATCATGAATGATATGATCTTCCGCATGTTCAAGGTGGCGCAATTTGTCTATATCTAAACTTTCAATTAAGTATTGAGAAAATCCAATCATTATCTTATTCCGTATTTTATGGTGGGCTTAAGTGTTCCCTGGGTTATTTCATGAAATCCTACGTCTGATTCTTTGATCTTATCCCCTAGCAAAAGTATATTTCCGGTTTGATTATTAAAAGACACAAGCGTCTTTTCATTGAGATATGACACGACAATTTTTGCAAACGTTTTTCTGAGGCTTTCAAACTTTTTGGAATCAATTCTTTTTAATTCGGCTAACTTGTTTGTAGAGACGTCTCTGTCAGTTTTACCTATAATCTTTTTATCTCTTGCCATGTCTATCAAACCTAGCATTACTCCAAGAGTATCTTTGGTCTCCTGTGAAGAGCCAAGCTTAAATCCATAGAGGTCGTTTGTGCTTTGTCTTATCTTTACTGACTTCATCTCTATCTTGTCGCTACCGCTCTGAGCATCGTATGGCGCACCAGTAGTGCTTAGTTTCAAGTCAGTAATTAAATGAAACAATAGGATCTCTCCCGGACCTATACTTTTTTCTTTGAGTAAGTTAAAGAGTTTAAAGAACTCGGTTGTATCTCGAGATTTCATTGAGTCTATCTGTCTATTTAAACTTGCCACAGTGGAAGAATTTATACTATCTGAATACTGTATCTTACCTATATGCATTTCAAATAATTCTCTGATGACGTCCTTGTAATCAAGAGTCTGAAAATCAGAAGCCAGAAAATTATAAGCAGATACCGTTTTGGTATTTGTAACTCGCTGCGCAAATTCATTCATTTGCTTGCTACTTATTGCCATTTCTCAACCCTAAAACTATTAGATTGTATATTTATAATAAAAAAGAGTCAGACCTTTCGATCTGACTCTTCATTAGTTAGCAGCATTGCTGAGCGGAACCCCAACCGTGAGCCTCAGCTATTCCTTTTTTCTTATTACTTCTTGCCACTTTACGCTCTTTGACGTATAATGCTGCAGTATTCTATTTATCATTACTTAAACATATATTACTAAATTTTAATAATAAAAGATGGTGTCCAGCCATCAAAACCACCACCATTATTCAACCAATCACAAAACTTCCTTGCTTTGCAATAATTGCTGATAATTTTAATTGTTTGTTCAGTATCACGTTCAATAATTTGAAACATTCCACTATTTTGTTTTACAAAGTAATTAGCCATTATTTAAATCCTTCAAATTCATTTAGACCAAACTTTTTCTTTTTAGTAGAATCACGTTGACCAAATTCCGATTTATCCATAATCGGTTTATCTTCCATTAAATCTTGCGCATCTTCTTCAACGTCATATAGTTTCATTTTTACTCGATCAATACCTAGAACAAAGCGTCTGCATTTACCTAAATCAGTATATCGGTTTTTCAACTGTTTAGCCATAATTTGACCTAGAGATTCAAGTTCCTCAGAAGTAACAAGAGCAAGCATAAAGTCTGCTGTAGCTGGAAGAGCAAAAGATTCTGATGTATCAGTTACATCAACGTCACTATTACTATAACCAGAGCGTGTAGTTTGAGTAGCAGAAACAATTGGGACATTAAACTCTACAGCAAGACCACGAAGTTCTTCTGCAATAGCTTTTACATATGTATAACTATTGATATTACCATTCATTTTAAGTCTTGATGATGCACAGATATTCAAATAGTCAATATAAATGATATCTGGAATAAAGTTCTTTTTTAGTTTCAATTCTTGCAGTAGATGTCTAAAATTGGCAGAACCAGCAGATGATGTAGGATATTCCTTAATAACAATCTTACCGGCGGTTTTACCTTTAACTTTAGCAACTTTTTTATCAAATGATGCTTTATCAATAATATTTAGTTCACCAATGGGTATATCAAGAATATTTGCATCAATACGCCGAGCAATTTCCTCTTCAGCCATTTCCATTGTAATATAGAGAACATTTTTACCATCAAGTAAATTTGTAGCAGCAGTAGAGCACATGAATAGACTTTTGCCAACATGTGTACCTGCCAAAATCACATTAAAAGTCTTTTTGGGTAAACCACCATTGGTAATACGATTTAAGTATTCCAGACGGAATGGAACTCGATCCTCAGTACGATGATAATATTCATAACGAGCATCAGCATCTTCTAACCAATCATGACCAATATTGGTATCAAAACTAATAGCCAAAGCTTCAGATAAAATTTGAGGAATAGAACCTTTGGTTCTTAGTTTATCTTTATTATCAAGGATTTGAATACTATCCATGATAGCATTATAAACAGCACGTTCTTGACAAAACTTTTCTGTTTTATCTAACAACCATTCCTGATCTACATCACCAATATGATTTAATTCTACAATAGTTGTTTCACATTCATCATAGACTTGTTGATTTAGACCTGCATTATCTAGATCAATTTTAAGTGCTTGTTGTGTTGGAAACTTATTATATTTTGTTACATAGTCATTAATTAGTTTATAAATTACTCTATCTGATAATGCTTCAAAATATTCTTCTTTAAGGTATGGTACTACTTTCCTTCCGTATTCTTCATTCTGTACCAGGTTCGTGAAGATTACGTTCGAGAATTTCATTGGACCTCCAAGGCTTTAACTGAATAATATCATTACAATAATTTTCTGCAATTGATTGAGCATAGTAGATGCTATTATTAGCAACTTCTAAACCACCAACCAGTATTTCATCATGGTAGAATTCAACATAGATAAAAGATGCGGTAGCATTTACTACTGCATGTTTTCTTCCATCCTTACTATAATAAGTGTCTATTTCATTAGTCATCTATATCCTCATGTATAAGTTCACCATTTGATAGTGTATACTTATTCTGAATCCATGTTGGAAAATCAGTATTTTCTAAAATATGAGTCCAAATATCTTTATTATCAACAATTTCAGCTGCTCTCATATTCTTTCCAAGTTCGCCAGTTTCTTTATCAACCACAGCATACCAACCAACTTTTGGTTTAACAATATGACCAGACTCAATTGCTAGATCAAGCAAACCAGACCATTTATTAATACCAGAGTTATAGTTAACTGTAATAGGAATCTTAGATTTTTCCTTAACATCACGAGACTTTTCAACATTAATAATAAAATGATATCCTTTTAGTTCCTTATCATCCTTATCTTGTTGTCGACCAATTATCCAGATTGTATTTGCTGAATAATAAATTCCAGTATTATGTGTTACAACACCATTTTTGAGAATATAATGTGCTACATCTGCAACGCT